TAAGTCGTCGGCGGCGGTTCTTCGGCGTGCCGCTGCCGCCACCAATCGCGCGAACGTTTCGCAGCAAGCCCCGGATGTTCAAGCATTATAAATTCGTTGAACATTTGGAAGCCGCAAAAGTACGATACTTTAATCATCGGCGGCTTTGTTAAATTGCCTTGTGCGTCGCGCTTTTCGTGCAAATTGTAAAGTACCTTTTGAACGTCGAAATATTCGACTATCGGCGCGTCGCTTCGCAGCGGTTCCAGCGTTCCGGCAGTCGCAAACAACTTCGTTTCAAAAGTAAATTCGGTGCCGCAGTTGATACACTGCCGGGCCGCAGCGTGATTATATACGCCGCATACGTCGCAAATACGAACGGGCGCGTCGCCGCCGCCTTTGCCCGGTCGGTTCGGAATTCGCGGGTCGTTGATTGGGCCAAGCCTTCGAACGTTTCCGGCAAAGTCTGCGTACAGGCAATTTTGTTTGCCAGTATCCGGCGACGGTCGGGTTCCGCGTCCCAACTTTTGAACGTGTTTGCCCGGCGATAGCGTCGGGTTCAAATCTCCGATAAAGTCAATCGGCGGATGGTCGAAACCCGTTGTAAGTTTCTGCCCCGATACCAAGCCGCGAAGTTCGCCAGCTTTGAAAGCGCGCAAACGTTCGGTATTGGTCTTCGAAGGCAACTTGGAATGAACCGGCAGAACTTCCAAGCCGTAAGACTGAATTAAGTTCGCGACGTGTTCGGTATTATCAATGCCAGTTGCGAAGATAAGCCAAGTCGAACGGTCGTAAGCTATTTCGGTCATTTCCCGAACAGCGTTAAAAACAACTTCGTCGGTATCTACGGCGGCTTCTAGTTGCTTGCTGTTGAATTCGCCAGCCGTTACGCCTACTTTCGACAAGTCGATTTCGGTTCGCGTCGGCCTTGCGATAAGCGGCGACAAGTAGCCTTCGGCGATAAGTCGGTTAAACGATTCGACGCCGGTTATATCGTAACAAATATCGGTAAAAATCCCGTTGTCGGTAATAAGCCCCATTTTCATTCGATAGGGTGTTGCCGTAAATCCGATAACTTTAAGATGCGGGTTAATCTTGCGAAGTTCGGCGATAATGTATTGGTAATGCGAATCTTCCTTGTCGCTTAACAAATGGCATTCGTCGATTAACAGCAAGTCGCGCCAACCGAAATGGCGAAGATGCGCCGGGCGTCCGTCGTCTTCTTCAAGCCCGCGTTTAATCGCAGGCGCTACGGACTGAACGCCGCCGAATACGATTGGCATAATCATATCGCGGGAATTCAAGCCCGCCGAATAAATGCCCATTGGCGCGGTCGGCCAAATCGACATAAGCTTTTCGGCGTTCTGTTCGATTAGTTCTTTAACATGCGTAAGCATCATTATTCGTTGATTCGGCCAGTAACCGAAAATTCGACGAATAAAGTTTGCAATTACGACCGACTTTCCGGTTCCCGTCGGCATAGCGACGACGGGGTTTCCGACCCCGCCGCGCTGGAAATAATCGAATATTGAATATTCCGCTTCGTCTTGATACCAACGTGGAACATAAATATTAGACATTCTTTGCGACCGCTGTAATTGGCGAATAAGAATCGCAACCCGTAGCGATGAAATAGCCCGGAATTACGCCGTTATGAACTTCGCAAAACCATTCGCCGTTTTCGACAGGGTTTGCGGCCTTGCAGCTTCGGCAGTTCTTTTCAGGAATCGCGCCCTTGTGGCAAATATCCTTCGCCGCGCAATATCCGCACTTGTGAAACGTCGGATTATCCGACAAGCGCGGCGGCGCTTCCTGCGACAGAATGATTTGTTCGGCCTTTTCCTTCATTTGCTGGCCTAGCCGATGGTCTAGCTTAACAAGTTCGCAATGCAAGTCGTCGTCGTTCTTGTTAATGTTCAGATAAAGAACATAACGAAAACGATATTCGTTGCCATACGTCGAAGTTTGGGCAAAATGCTGCGGCTTGCTTACTGCCATTCCAGACGACAAAAGGTCGTTAAAGCCTTTGCCGGTTCCGTTGGTCTTGAATTCCAGCAAAACAGGTTCGTCGATACCGTACCGTTCGGGAAGCCGGGCGATGCCGTCAAGCGACCCGCCGAAGTGCCCCATAACGCCGGAAATGCGGTATTGTGGGAATTCCAAGCCGTCGGCTTTCGCGCGTGCGACGTGTTGGGCGTAATACGGATTTTCGTTCGTAATAAGGTCGCAACCTAACGGCAGTTCTTCGCCTTCCTTCAATATGCCGTAACTGTCGCTTTCGGCTTGATAAAAGAAGCCGTCGCGGTTTTCGTACCAACATTGAACGCCGATGCCTTCCAGCCATTCGATAAAGCGGGCTTCTTCACGGTGCCCACGATTGAACAAGCGTTGCTTGCGACCGTCCGTCTTTTCCTGAAAACACCAACGGAAGATATACCAAAGCTTCCGCTTGCATTCGTCGCCAATCAACGACGCGCCAAGGTGCCGACGGTGCCCGCCGTCATACGTGCGAACGCAATATTCGTCTATATCTTCTTTAATGCGCTTCGCAAGCGCCTTCGACACGCCGGGCGCGTCAAGGTCTACGCTTTGCCTTCCTGCGTCGGATTTCGTCGGCTGCGCGTCGTTCAGCGTTAATTGCGCGTTCTTCGCGTCTTTGCTGTTTTGCATCGTTCTTCACCTTGCGCCGCATAAGGGCTTCGTAATTGTTCGCTAGATAACCCGCCGAAAGTGTCGCAACGTCTTTTAGTTGGTCTTTCGACAGCCAAGATATATGGCATTCCGACGGGTCGATTCCTAATTGGTTCGCAAGCCAATTGTACGCCTTCGCGCGCGACATTAAGCCGGTTTGCCAAAGGCGGTCGAATTCGTTATGGGCTTTCGTTCGAAGCTGGCGCGTTGTTCTGTCGGCCATACGACCCAACGGAATAAACGTGCCCGGATGGCAACCAACGGCGGCGCGACAATCATTGCAATAATAAATGTACGGCCAATTGCCATAAGTTCGCCCGTAAATCTTATCGTTCGTTGTTAGTTCAATGTTAACGGAACAACAAGTATCGCATTGTTCGGGCGTCGGCAATGCGTCTTTTATTTTCGACATAAGTTCGCATACTCCTTAAAAAGAAACGCCGGGGCCGGTTAAGACCCCGGCGAATCTACGCCGCGACGGCGTTACGCCTTAACGCTGGCTCCAAGGTGCCGCGCCTGCCGGTGCGCCGCCCTGCGCGGGCTGGCCGCCCTGTTGCCAGCCGCCGCCCTGCGCGGGCTGGCCGCCCTGTTGCCAGCCGCCGCCCTGCGCGGGCTGCTGTTGCTGGCCCTGCGGGGCACCGCCCCAAGCGCCGTTCGGCTGGCCCTGCGGCTGCTGTTGCTGCGGCTGCGCTGCCGGTGCGCCTGCGCCAGCCTTGCCCGGTTCGTTCCCGTTCATATCGAAGACCTTTTTAACTTCGGTATACTGCGGGTCGTTTTTCTGCGGGCCGACTTCGATAAGAAACGGCAGGTTGTGAAGCTGCGACGAATCGGTAACTTGGAACACGCCGATTACGTGGCAGATTGCCGAAAGCTGGCGATGCGCGATTTCGACGGTCTGTTGGTTGGAATGGTACAGGTTCAGGCGATAAGCGCCGGTCGTGCCTTGCTGCGGGCCGTCGATAATCCGCAAGTTCAGTTGCAGATAACCGCCGTCGTTCGCCTTGTTGGCCTTGACTTCGGAAGATTCGATGATTACCGGATGCTTGCCAATCGGCAGGCTTCCGACGCCTTGGGTCGGGTCGTACTGTTGGGCGTTGAACGCTTGGATAAGTTGCATGATGTTTCACCTTTTCGAAAAGTCTTCGCCATTGGTTACGGCGGCGAAGTAAACCGTTTTATTGCATCGCTTTCGCGAACAATGCGGTAAGGTCGGGTTGTTCAAGTTCGTTAAGATTGCCCAAACGGTCGCGCGCGAAAACTTCGGGAATTTCCTTCGTTCGCAGCGCCCGAACCGGCTTCGGCATTCCGGGTACGCTTGCTTCGCCCAAGTGCATAACGTTATCGAACAAATGCGGAACTTTAACGTTAAGGTCTTTGCCCGGAAAGAACGGGCGTTTTTGCATAATCGGTTCGTAAGTAACTTCGCCGTTCTGCAAAATCGTTTGCCGTCCGTTTTCGACAAGGGCTTGTTTCGCAATCATTGCGATATGCTTTTGCGGCATGTAATACAAGTCGTTCGCGATTTTCATTACACGTTCGGACATATTGCCGTAAGCCTTCATACCGTGTTTGACCTTGCCTAATTCGTCGGCCAAGATAATTTCGGCGATGTTCGAAATACTGTCAATACCCAACGTATCGAAATTCGCAGCTTCGCGCGATTTCATAAACCATTCGAAGAATTCGACGATAAGCGCGGGCGTGTACGCTTCCCATGCGGGAACGTTCGAACCGCGCATGGACAGCATACCGGGTTCGGTCACAAGCAAAACCGGACGCGGCGCAGTATTGATAAGCGGCGTTTTGCCGGAACCGGGCGCACCGAATACGACGGACTTTACGCCGTAGCGGCGGGCCAGTTGCGACGCCGGTTTTAATTGCGACATTTGCATAACTTGCACCTTCGGGAATGGCCCCGGCGCTTGTGGGCAACCGGGGCGGGGTTATTACTTCGACTTCGGCGCGACAAGTTCAAGCGCGGGCGTTGCTTCCTTCGACGTTACAACTTCGTCGATAAGCTTACGGAATTTGTCGGGAAGGTTCTTGTATTCGGTAACGGAAAGTTCGGGCTTCCATTTTACCAAACGTTCGGCGATAAATTCGCCTTCGGGGCCGGTCTTTTCGATTTTCTGCAAAGCCTTTTCGACGGCTTCTTGTCCGCCTGCGAAGCTGCGGTTAATCTTGAAAACGGCTTTCAGTTTGTAGCCTGCGCCAAGTTCGACGTTTTCGGTTCCTTCGCGCAAAGCTTCGGGGTTGAAGCTGAAAGCGTTTTTCAGAACTTCGGCGCGCAATGCGGATTCGGCTTCTTTCGCTGCGGCAAGCGCCTTCGTTGCTTCCTGCCATTGCAGAATCAAAGCGTCGCGGTTAGCGTTTTCGTTGAAAGACATTGTTGTTACTCCTTCGGTTGAGCCGCCGCACAATTGCGCCGGTATGTACGAACTATACGACGGCCTTTCGTTGCTGTCAAGCGCCTTTTTCAAGAATTTTTCGTTCTTCGAACAAGTCGCGATTGTTGGCGTCGAATTCGGTAAAGGCGTTCGGGAAGCGACGACGAAGCTTCGCGATGTTGACCGACTGCGCTTCGCCGAAGTTCGAACCGATGGCACGCAGCAAAAGGGCATCGTACCAAAAGCCGTCGCCGACTTCTTCAAGTGCGTTAACAGCGTCGAAAGCTTCGCCTTCGGCTGCGGCGCTTAGGGCTTCCAACAGTTCGCCCGCTTCGGTCGCTTTGCCGATGATTGCATGAATGACGTTCACGGCTGCGGCGTCGTCTTCGGGGCGGTCGGAAATCCATTCGGGAAGCTTCGCCAGCGTTGCCGCGTTGGCTTCCGGGGCCGGAACGCCAGTGTCGCGACCGTAGAACATGGCTTTCTTGATTGCGTCAAGCTTGTTAAGGGCTTCGACGGCTTCGGCGATGGTTTCGCGGAAGTAGGCCAGCGGCACGCGGTCGCCGTAATACTTGTCGGACGCCGTAACGTGCGCTTCTTCGATATAGTCGAAGGGCTTTGCGGGTTCGTTCATACGTTCACCTTTTAGAAGGGCCGGGCACCATGCGCCAGCGTTCCAGCACTGTAACCGACCGCGCCTTTCCTGTCAACAACAATTGACAGCAAGCAAGAAGCCGGGTAAGCTGCCCACAATTGCTAGAAGGCGGCGTTATGGACATTGGAGAACTTACGAAGCGGGTAAAGAAAGCAAGCGTCGGGCGGTCGCTGCGGGCACTGGCCGCGCAATGCGACGTTTCGCACGAACTTATAAGAAAGCTTTTGCTTGCCAATTCTGCGCCGAACATAACGGCGACGACTTATAACAAGATTGACAAAGGGTTGGCAAAGAATGGACTTTAACAACATTCCGCACGAAATACGGATTTACCCGCAATGGGTAGTTTGGCGATACGAAGACACGGATGCAAAGAAACCGACGAAGGTTCCGTATTCAGCAAAAACCGGGCACCTTGCCAGCGTAACCGACCCGAACACTTGGGCCGCGTTCGACGAATGCGTTAACGCTATGTCGTCCGGTTGGTATGCCGGAATCGGTTTCGTATTGACTGAAAACGACCCGTATTCGTTTATCGACCTTGACGACACGAAAGGCGATCAAACGGCGCTTGATCGTCAAATCAAAATCTACAACGAATTCGACAGCTACGCCGAACGTTCGCCGTCCGGTTCGGGGCTGCATATCATCGTAAAGGGCGCGGTTCCCGCTGGCCGCCGTCGTTCGTTCATTGAAGTTTATTCTTCGCTTCGTTATATGACAATGACCGGCGATATTTACCGTAACGCGCCGATTAACGATTGCAACGAACTATTAAACGTTCTTTGGGGCCGAATGGGGCAAGGTTCGGTCGCCGTCGCGCATTATGCCGGACTTGCCGAAGCCAAGGAAACCGACGAACAGGTTTATAACCGCGCAGTCGCCGCAGCCAATGGCGACAAGTTCGCCGAACTGTACGCGGGCAAATGGGAAGGCATGTACGCTTCGCAGTCCGAAGCCGACTTTGCCTTGGTCGATATTATCGCGTTTTATACGCAGAACCGGGCGCAGATTTCGCGAATGTTTCGCGCGTCGGGCTTGGGGCAGCGTGACAAAGCAAAACGCGACGATTACGTTTCGTACATGCTGAACAAGTGTTTCGACCGCATGTTGCCGCCTGTTGACGTTGACGGCTTGCGCAACAAGCTAGACGAAGCAATAGCAAAGAAAGAAGCCGCCGACAGGGCCGCCGTGTTGTCGCAGAACAGCGAAGCGACGGCGCATCCGCAAGCCCCGGCCCCGAACCTTAACGAAGCTTCAAAGGTATATAGCGTGCCGCCCGGATTAGTCGGAGAAATCGCGCAATACATTTACGCACAAGCGCCGCGCCCGGTTCCCGAAATCGCGTTGGCCGGTGCCCTTGGTTTGGTCGCCGGTATTGTGGGCAGGGCGTACAACATTTCCGGCACTGGTCTTAATCAATACGTTCTATTGTTGGCACCGACTGGAACAGGTAAAGAAGCCATCGCAAGCGGCATTGATAAGCTAATGGCGCATGTTATCCGAACCGTTCCCGCCGCGTCGGACTTTATCGGCCCCGGCGAAATTGCTTCGTCGCAAGCGATTATTAAGTATATGTCGCGCGGGCCAACGTCGTTCGTTTCATTGGTCGGCGAATTTGGCATTTACCTTCAACAAATGGCATCGGTCAACGCGCCGCCGCATCTTATGGGGCTGCGCCGTTTCATGCTGGACGCTTATAACAAATCCGGCGAAGGTAAGGTACTTCGTCCGTCGATTTACAGCGACCGGGAAAAGAACACAACCGCCGTTCTTGCGCCGTCGTTTTCGCTTATGGGCGAATCGACGCCCGAAAAGTTTTACGAAGGCTTGCACGAAGGATTGATTAGCGAAGGTCTTTTGCCGCGCTTTACGATGATTGAATATCACGGCGAACGCCCGCCGCTGAATACGTCGCACCTTCAAGCGCAACCTTCGTTCGAACTTATCGACAGGCTTTCGACCTTGTGCGCCCATGCGCTAATGCTGAACAGCCAACATAAGGCGATTCACGTTCAAACCGACGCAACCGCCCGCGAACTGTTCCAGCAATTCGACGCGCATTGCGACGCGAACATTAACACAAGCGACCGCGAAGTTCGGCGGCACCTTTGGAACCGGGCGCACGTAAAGGCGTTGAAGCTGGCCGGAATTATCGCCGTTGGCTGCAACCCTTACGACCCAACCATTACCGCCGACGTTGCGTCTTGGGCGATTAACCTTGTCGTCGCCGACGTTCGAAACTTGCTTGCCCGGTTCGATGCTGGCGAAATTGGCATAGACAACGACGAAACGAAACAGCTTGCCAAGGTCATATCGACGACGAAAGATTACGTCGTATCGCCTTGGCCCGAAGTCGCGAAGTACGCAGGCGAAGGCGCGGGCATTCTGCATTCAAACCGCATCGTTACCTATTCGTATATTCAACGTCGGCTTGCATCCGTCGCCGTGTTCAAGAAAGACCGTATCGGTTCGACCGGCGCAATCAAGCGGGCATTGAAGACGCTATGCGAACGGGGCGACCTGCAAGAAGTATCGCGGGCCACGCTGTCGAAGGACTACGGAACAAGCGCCGTCGCTTACATGATTGCGCATCCTACCGCCTTCGGATTGTAGCGCGAAACCAACGCCGCACCTTAGCCGCCTTCGGGCGGCTTTTTTTTTTCGTCGAAAGGTGTTGACAACGAAGTTTCGTCGAATTATAGTAGAACCATCGAAGCAACGAACTTAACCCGAAGGAGTAACGAACATGATTACCGTAAAAATTGGCGCTGTTGAACTTAAAGTAACGAAGACCGAAGCGCGATTTGCCCAAGATTGCGTCGATTTTATGAAACATGATGGCGGCAAAGAATACGCGCAAAAACATATTGACATAATCATGCGCAGCGCCCCGAACGACAAAGCCGCCGAACGTCGTAAGGCTATCGCCCGCGCGCTTGGTTTGTCGGATACCGTGCGCTTCCTGTAGCCCCGCCAGCGCCCCGGCCCTTGGCACACGCTAGGGGCCGCGCAACCTGCCCACATTAACCCATAAGGAATAGCAGTCATGATTCGAACACAATACAGAGTACCCGGAACAGCAAAAGCCCGTTATGTTCGAAAAGCAATCGGCCAAGACTTTTACAAATGGTGCGAACAATCCGCCGAAGATTTGCGATATGACATTGCGCAAGGTACATGCGAAGCCGAAGACCTGCCGCCGCACATTCGCCAAAAGTGCGATGAATACAACGGCGCTTTTTATGCTTGCGAATGGCCTTTGTAAAATGCAATACGACCGCTTCGGCGGTCTTTTTGTTTGTGCTTGTTATTTGTTATTCTTATTAACATTATACGTATAAGGCTGTTTTGAACGTGTTTTGCGCGTAAGTCCTTGAATCTAAAGAACTTATAAGCCTTCATAGAAATATAAGGTATCCGACCCTTAAATATAACAATAACAGAAAGTAGGGTAGGAAAACCCTTGCTTAGCCATAAACGGCCTGTTATACATTATACTAGACAAATTAGGTATTATATAGCTTATATTATTTATATTTCTTTATTTATCAAGGACTTAGGGACTATAAGAACCCTTCAATCCGTATAAGGGTCGGCAAATAACAAAAATAACGAATAACGCTTGACGCGCTTTCGGCCCTGCGCTATGCTTGGTGAACCAATCAACTGAAGGAGTTTTGAACATGACCGAAGAAACCGAAGTTCGCGAAGACGAAGCGCCGAAGGCCGACGAATCGCAATGGCTGGAACCGTCGCACGTTGGCGGAGAATACATGCGGCACGAAATTGCAATGGAACGGGCAAGTCGCGTGCCTGTTCACAAAGCGTTCGCAATCGGCCCCGGCTACAATGTGGGCATGTTGCGAAAGATGGCCGAAAATTTTAAGCCGAAACGAATTGTTGTAATCGAACACGGCGAAGCCGGTTGCGAAGTTCGTAGACTTAGCAACAATGCCGACGTTTCGTTGTTTTATACGTCGCTTGACCCGAAGAAAACAGAACGGCTTTCTAAGGACTTGCCGTCGCTTGCTGGCGAACAAATGGCGCACTTGAAGCGCGTTGTTTCCGAATTCTTGCAAGCGGACGAAGCCGAATTGGTCAAGTACGACGCCAAAGGGCCGCAGGCAAGGGCGGCGGGTTGTATCGGTTATGCGTACATACAACGCCGCGTCGTAAGCATTGCGGCTTTTCGAAAGAACGAAGAAGGCGCAACGGCTGCAATTCGCGACGGCCTGTTGGCGATGGAAGCCGAAGGTTTCTTGCGCAAATTGTCGGACGAAGAAAGCCAAGAACTTGTCGACAGTAGCGCAGCGCTTTATAGAATCAATACAGGGGCTTTCTAATGTACGAAATCGAAACCGGCCATAAAGTGCCGAAGCAACGTCGCAAAGCTGGAAGCGTGCCGAAGGCCGTTCAAAAGGCGTTCGACGAATACGCGGACGCATACCGGGCCGTTTATGGCGTGCGTTCGCTGTCGTATAGTCGGGGCTTCTTTCTATCATGAGGAACGAAAGAACATGGCGGACGAAGTAGACCAAACAGCCGACCGTATGGACAACGAACTAGCGTTGACCATCGCTAACACTTGCCGCATTGCCGCCGCGATACCCGCAGGCCGTCCGGGCGAATGCTTCTTTTGCGGCGAAGACTTCGCCCGCGTTGTCGAAGTGACCGACCCGCGCAGCGGCGAACGTGTCGATTCCTGCGGTCGCTGTCGTGACCGAAGGGGCATCGCATGACGCCCGCAACCCTTGCCAAGTCTGGCACCGAACACGCGCACCAAACGGCGCTTTTTGCTTATGCTGCCGTCGCATACTTGCACGGCTTTGACGTTGCCGACGAATGGTCGAAGACGGGTAAGCTACCGAAGCGCGACCCGGACGCACCGCCGAAGGTGCCCGCCCTTGAATGGTTCCACGCCATACCGAACGGCGGCAGTCGCGGCGACGACGAACAGTCGCGCAAGATACGCGGCGGCCAGATGAAGGCCGAAGGCGCACGGCAGGGCATCGCCGATACGTTCTTACCTTGGCCGGTCTACGAACAAAGCCCGACCGATTCGCAACAAATGGTCGTAAAATGGTGCGGCCTTTATATTGAAATGAAGAAGCCATCGCTTCGCCCGAAGTCTGCCGAAGCCAAAGGCGGCGCATCGGACGAACAAATAGCCTTCGGCCAGTACGCGCAGCGCGTCGGCTATGGCTTCATGGTATGTTATAGTTGGCGCGAAGCTGCGAACGCTCTTCGTAGCTATATCGAATGGAGTTCGAAATGAAAAACCAAGATTACAAGTCTGTTTTTGAATTAATAAAAACTTACAAGCAGCGCGGTTTGAAAAATCGCTCTTTGAATTTGCTTCGAATGTTCGCGTACCATACGAACTGCAATGTTTGCAATTTTGAACAAATTTTGAAATTGTCTTTCGAATGCGGATTGTTTCAGAACTTGCCAAATGTAGGCGAAAAGAGTTTCAACGAAATTGCAAATTGTTTTGGTTTTGCGTTCAAGTTCGAACCTTCGCACTGCAAGTACAAACTTGAACATTACGAAACAATGTTAGAAAGGTTTTCGAATGAATTGCCTTAAATGCGAATTGACCCGCGCCCGGTTGAAAGCGGCGGCGCTGGCCCTTGTGGGCTGGCCCCTTGACCGCATCGCCGGGCATTTGTCCGTTTGCTATGGCGAACGGTATTACGTCGAAGGCGACAAGCTGTACCGCGCGTCGAAGTTGCCGCCGTATCAACCGCACTTGATAAGGGGCGAACAATGAAAAAGACCGACGAAGAATTGATAGACGAAGCCCGCAGCATTGCGCGTTCGAAACGCTGTTTCGTCGTAACGAAGCCGGGTTATTGGCTGCTGTACCGCGAATGCACGCCGCGTAACGTATGCGTCGGCAAACGGTCGTCGGCTTCGGCGTTGCTGCAACTTGCGAAAAAGGCTTGACGTAGCGTCGAAGCTGTCGTACACTTCTTCGTAAGTTGAACGAACCAAGGAGTAACGACCATGCCAGCATACACCGTAACAACTGAATTCGAAATGAACGACGGTCGCATTCTGTCGTGCGAATACGGCGTATCGTTCACGCCGGGCAACTATTCCGGCCCGCCCGAAGATTGTTACCCCGACGAAAGCGAAGCGGGCGAACCGACGTACTATATCGACGGCGAAGAAGTCGATTACAAGGACTTGCCGAAAGGTCTTGACAAGATCGCCGACAAGTTGTACGAAGCCGGGCCGGGCGAATACGGCTACAGCGAAACCGAACCGGACTACGACGGCCCGGACTACGAACCCGACGACTATTATTGAAGGAGTAACCGCAATGCCTACCCTTGCCGAACTGTTTTGGCACTTCGTCACGCTTTCCAGCGGCGTAACCATCGGCCTAATGCTGGCCGCATGGTTGCGTATGCAATCGAAAGTCACCGAAGAAACCTACGACACCGATTGCGAATTCGTAACCGAATATATCGCCAACATGGAAAGCGGCCCGAAGATCATTCGTCGCCCGCTGTCGCAATGGCCGATATGGGCGGACAGCATTAACCCGGCTAAGACGAACCCGCCCGAACCTGAACCGCCGATTCGCATTGAACGAAACTTTATCGGCAAAAAGGATTGACAGGCTTTCGAAGCTGTCGTATTCTTTGTCGTACCAGCTGGCCAAGTCCATGACTTAACGAAAGGAGACATCATGCAACACACTTATTCTTATCGCTTGCACTGTCGTTGCTGTCGCTATTCACTTCGGGCTTATCCGCCCCGTAATGTACGCCATCGAACGCCAGCGCGAAGAATCGCGGCGTCGTGCGGCGCTTGAAGCTGGCTTGGCCGCTGCGGCGCGCTTGCAGGCGTTTAACGCCCGTAAGCCGTCAAACCATCGCGGCGCAAAGCTGAACGCCGAACGCGAATGGCGGTTGCAGGAATGAAGCGCGGGCACGTCATTTACACGCACCCGGACGAACTGTCGAAATGGGATCGCCGGTTTATCGAACTTGCGGAACACGTCGCCGAATGGTCAAAAGGGCCGCGTAAGCGCATCGGCGCGGCTATCATTCGCCCGAATAGGTCGATTGCGTCGCTTGGCTACAACGGCCCGCCGCGCGGCTTCGATGATGAAGCCTTCTTGCGCATGACGCGCGAAGAACAACACGCCGTCGTAATTCACGCCGAAGCGAACGCCATTGCGCAGGCGCACGACGGCGAAGCCTTGGCTGGTTATACGCTGTACGTGTCGCCGCTGTTCCCGTGCGCCGTCTGCGCCCGTCGCATCGTTGACGCAGGCATTCGGCGCGTTGTCGCCTATTGTGGGCACATTTCCCCGGACTGGCGCGCGTCTGCCGATGAAGCCGAAGAAGTATTCATCGCTGCGGGCGTCGAATGTCTGTTCAGCATGGATTAACGAATATGACGCTTGACCATTCGCAAATCGAAGGACTGTTGTTCTTCGAAGACCCCGTAACGCATAACGTAATCGGCGCAGCTAAGGCCGCACCGTTGGACTTGTCCGGGCATTTCGTCGCATTCGGGCCGCGTGTTACCGTTGACCCGGCGTTGTATAATTTGCTTGCCGCAGCGCCGACAATGTACCAAGCCCTTTCGATGCAATACGCTTACCTTCAAGCGCAAATCGAAGTTATCGAACGCTTGCCAAAGGCGGGCGAACTTGATAAGCTGTTGTCGTCGTTAATCGAAGCGCAGAACGCTTGCCTAATGGCCCAACGTATCGCGCAAGTCGGTTACGAAAATGTCGCAAATTCACTTGACAAAGGTTCGAAGCGGTCGTAAACTTGAACCATCGAAACGAACAAAGGTGCCCACAATGAACCGTAAGCTTATTGTTATCGCTGGAATCGTCGCCTTCGTCGCGTTGCTTGGTATGGCCGGGCAAATGGACTTCGAAGACGAAGCCCGCGCGCACCTGTTGTATTGTGACAACGTAGCGAACGGCGTTTGGCCGGATTACGACAAAATTTACGATTCTGAATGCACGCCCGAACGCATCGCAGAAATCGAAGAAATTTTGCGTTGACCGCTTGACACGAAGAACGGTCGGCGTAAAATCAACCCTGTCGCAATAACGCGACGTTAACTTTCTTTCGAAGGAGTTTCAAAAATGGCCAAGTCCAAGAAGTCCACCGCTGCCGCTGCCGCTTCCGCCGCTGCCGTGATCGGCCTTGCCGAAATTGTTGCAGCCGGGCCGAATGGTCTGTATACTTCGCCTGCCGTACATGGCCCGCTTGTCGAAGCCGGTATGGTGGAAATCAACCCGGCAATGACCAACGAAGCGGGCGAAATCGCAACCCGCGCAACCCAAAAAGGAATCGAAGAAATGAACCAGAACACCGAAACCGGCACCGCCGCAGCTTCCGCCCCGGTCGCTACTTCCTTCACCATCGAAGACAACGTACCGATGCCGACCGGCAGCGGTCGCGGTCGCGGCGGCAACGTGTACCCCTTCGACGCCCTGAACGTCGGCCAATCGTTCTTCGTCCCGAACACCGAAGACAAGCCGAACGCCGCCAAGTCGCTGGCTTCCACCGTTTCCAGCGCAACCGCCCGTTTCGCCGTACCCGCCGAAGACGGTTCGACCAAGACCAACAAGAAAGGCGAAGTCGTACCCGTCATGGTCGAAACCCGCAAGTTCGTTGTTCGTTCGGTCGAAGGCGGCGCGCGCGTCTGGCGCACCAAGTAAGCAACGGCGCGGGCTACGGCCCGCCCTACGCCTACGCTTCAACGGAAACCCCGGCCATTGTGTCGGGGTTTTCTTTTGTGTTTCTTGTCAATTTGTGCTAATCCGTGTTAATCTTCGGCCAAATGCACTTTTTCAAGGCCGGGGCAAATGGGCGACGAAATAAAATGGTTAATTGGCGCGTTTATTGGATTGTTTACCGCAGTTGGCGGGCTTATTGTTCGCGACCGTCAAGTAATGAAAGCAATTAACGACGGCGACGAAAAATTGCACGACCGTATTAACAACGTTCAGGCCAATTATGTTCGGCGCGATGATTTGAACGGACATATTCAAAGCATCGAAAACAACGTTCGCAGTATGCGCGAAGAACAGCGCGAAACGAACCGTCGAATTGACGCAGTTTTGGGCGCGCTTGCCAAGAAGGAATAATGCAAATGAAGAAGCCCGAACTTATCGAAGATTGGCGCAATTTCTGGCGCTTTTGGTCGGTTCGTCTTGGCATCATCGGTTCGGCGATTACCGGCGTTCTTATCGCGTTTCCCGACGCAGCGTTGGCCGCTTGGGCAATCCTTCCGCACGAATTGAAGTCGTCGATTCCGCCGCAGTATATGCCGCTTATCGGCGTTGTTGTTTTCGCGCTTTCAATCGTCGCAAGGCTGATTCGTCAAGATTCGTTGCGCGACAAGGAGAACGAACAATGACCCGCAAAGTAACGAATATCGAAGAACAATTGCGCCTTGACGAAGGCGAAAAGCTTTCGGCCTATCAAGACCGTTTGGGATTCTGGACAATCGGAATCGGTCGGCTTATCGACGCCCGCAAAGGCGGCGGTATTACCAAAGAAGAATCGTCGTATCTGTTCCAAAATGACTTGAAGCGCAAGCGCGACGAAGTGCGCCGGGCGTTGCCGTGGTTCGACAAGCTGGACGAAGTGCGCCAAGGCGTCTTGCTGAACATGGCGTTTCAAATGGGAACGCAAGGGCTGTTAGGCTTTAAGAACACGCTTGCAATGGTCGAAGCTGGCGACTACGAAGCCGCGTCGCGGGGCATGTTGAACAGCTTGTGGGCACGCCAGACGCCGAACCGCGCGCAACGGCTGGCCCGGCAAATGGCGATAGGGGCTTGGCAATGATTGCCGCACTTTGGGCGAAGTTTTCGAAATGGCTTGCCGCAATCGGCGTGGGTCTTGTCATGCTGGCAAGTATTTTTTATGCCGGTCGCAAGTCCGGCGCAACCAAGGCCGAAGCCAACGCAGCAAACGAACGGGCAAACGACCGCGAAGCAATCGCAGTTCGCCAAGTTAACGAAGCCCGCGAAGCTTCCGAACAACAGGTAAAGGCGGTGCAAAATGCGAACGAAGTTGCTTCCGATAATGCTGTTCTTGACGACGACGGCGTTTCTAAGCGGCTGCGCGACGAATGGTCGCGCGACTAAGCCGCCGCAATCCATCGCCGAAACCGTACAGACGAAGCCCGTAGTAATCGACACGGCTTGCGATTGGGTGCGGGCGATTTGGGTTTCGAAGTCGGACGACATGACGCCCGGCACGGCGCGCCAAATCCTGAACCATAATCAAGCCGTCGTAAAGAACTGCGGGCCGCAGAAACCGCCCAAGGTCGATTCGCCTTAACAGAACGTCGGCCTTGCGGTATAGTGAAGCCAACGACGTATAAACTAGGCCGACACTATGTCCGACGAACTGAAAGAAAGCGAAGAAAAGGCCGCATACGCGGCCCTTCTTTTGAAAGAACGCGACCCGTTTAAGGCTGCGCTTTCGCTGTTTCCGAACAACACGAATCGCGCGCTATGGGTTGCGAACCATTGGCCGAACGACGCCGAAGTTAAGGCCGAACAAAAGCGCCTTACCGACGAAGGCGGCGATATGGCATTTCTTCCGGGCAAAGGCGACCTTGCCCGCGACATTTGGCAGCGTATGCAAGGTACGACGCTTCCGAACGGCGTAACCATTCCGCCGACGCCCGAAGAATACGTAAAGCTTGCCAAGCTTTACGCCGACGTTCGCGGGTTCATCGAAAAACCGCAAACGAACGTTAACGTAACGACGAACGTAAACCGCGTCGTCGAAATGCCCGTATTCGCTAACGAAGGCGAATGGGAAGCGGAAGCCGCACGGCAACAGCGCGAATTGTTAGAAAATGCGCGCACTCGCCATTGATACGAACGGGGCGAAACCTGTTCCGTATGAAGTCGTATTTAAGCCCCTTCCGGGGTCGCAGACTATTGCCCTTTGTTCGATGGCAGCGCATACGCTGTACGAAGGCGCACGCGGCCCCGGCAAGACGCTTACGCAGCTTATGCGCTTTTATCGTAACGTCGGCAAAGGCTACGGCAAGTTCTGGCGCGGCGTTATCTTCGATTTGGAATTTGACCATTTAGCCGGACTTGTCGCCGAATCGAAAAAATGGTTCGGCGATAATGGTAAGCTGAAAGATGGGGCGAAGTTCTTAGAATCGCCGTCGCAATACAAATGGGTTTGGCCGACTGGCGAAGAACTGTTGTTTCGCCATGTTAAGAAACTGGCGGACTACGAAGGCTTCCACGGCCACGAATACCCGTATATCGGATGGAACGAACTTACGAAGCATCCTAGCGGCGACCTGTACGACAAGTTTATGTCGGTCAACCGCTGTACGTTCGACCCGATAAAAGACACGCCGAAAGACCCGAAAACCGGGCGCTATTTGACGCCGAACGGCGAACCGCTGCCGCCTGTAAAGTGCGAAGTATTCAGCACGACGAACCCAAGCGGCCCCGGTCATAATTGGGTGAAGAAGCGGTTTATTACGATTGCGCCGCGCGGCACTGTCGTTCGTCGCAGTATTCAAATTTATAACCCGAAGACCGAACAAGAAGAAACGCACGTAATTACGCAAATTGCGATCTTCGGTTCATACAAGGAAAACCCGTATCTTCCGGCGTCGTATATCGCCGAACTGGAAAGCATTAAAGAACCGAACCTTCGCAAAGCTTGGTTGTATGGCGATTGGGACGTTACCGCAGGCAGCGCAATCGACGATCTTTGGCAATCGCATATACACGTCGTACCGCGTTTTGTCGTGCCGCCAAGCTGGCGCATCGACCGCACATACGACGACGGCAGTTCGCACCCGTTTAGTGTGGGCTGGTGGGCGGAAGCGGACGGCACCGAAGCGACTATCGTTCTTTCGGATGGAACCGAATACGTCTTTTGTCCGCAACCCGGTTCGTTGATTCAGATATTCGAATGGTACGGATGCAAGAAGGACGAAAAGGGCGAATTCTTGCCGAACGTCGGTCTTAAAATATCGGCGTCGGACGTAGCGCAAGGCATTATCGACCGCGAAGTTTCGATGATGGCGAACGGCTGGATTTCGTCGCAGCCGTGGCCCGGCCCTGCGGACAATCGCATTCGACAAGTTATCGACGTTGAACTAGACACTACCGAAAAGCTTATGTCGAAGAAGGGCGTTCGCTGGATGGAATCGGACAAGTCGTCGGGTTCGCGTGTCATCGGCCTACAGCTTTTCCGCGACCGGCTAGAAGCGTCTGTTAAACGCGAAGGGCCGGGGATATACTTCATGTCGAATTGCGTTGCAAGCATTGATATTTTGCCCACATTGCCGCGCGACGAAAAGAAATTGGACGACGTAGACACAACCGCCGAAGACCATTGTTACGATATGGTACGTTATCGCGTATTGAAAGGCGCGAACAAAGCGGCTACGAAAGTCAAAGTATCAATGCCAACTTAAAGGAATCGAAATCATGCCGAACGTATCTTTTGTGCGTCCTGAACTGTCGAAGTTGCTTCCCATGTACTACCTTATTCGGGACGCAATCGCAGGCGAACCGACAGTTAAAGAAGCGCGGACGAAGTATCTTCCGATGCCGAACGCTTCCGACCAATCGAAGGAAAACAAGGCGCGTTATGATGCGTATATCGCGCGGGCCGTGTTTTACAACGTAGCCCGTCGAACCCTGTTCGGTCTTATCGGACAGGTGTTCATGCGCGACCCGGTTGTAAAGGTGCCCGCGCTGTTGAACCCGCTTGTCGCCAACGCGACGGGTTCGGGTATCAACCTTACGCAGCTTTCGAAGAAAGCCGTATCGTTGAACTTGGCGTATTCGCGCGCCGGAATTCTTGTCGATTATCCGACAACCGAAGGCAACGGCGGCGCATCCGTCGCAGACCTTGAAGCGGGCAAGATTCGCCCGACGCTGTACGTCTACGCACCGACCGAAATTATCAATTGGCGGACGATTGATCGCGGCGCGGAAGAAGTTTTGTCGTTGGTCGTTATCTTCGAAACGTGGTGCGTTCAAGATGACGGCTTCGAAATGAAGAACAGCGGTCAATTCCGCGTACTTCGTTTGGACGAAGAAGGTTATTACGTCCATGAAATTTGGCGCGAACCGAACCCGACCAAGGCGGACGGTACGAAGATTCCGCGCGGCAATTACCAACTTCACGAAGTTTTCAAACCTACCGACGCGAACGGGAATCGTCTTACCGAAATTCCGTTTATGTTCATCGGTTCGGAAAACAACGATTCGAACCCGGACAACCCGAACTTTTACGACCTTGCGTCGCTGAATATGGCGCATTATCGCAATTCGGCGGATTACGAAGAAAGTTGTTATATCGTCGGACAGCCGACGCCGGTTCTTATCGGACTTACCGAAGAATGGGTTACGAACGTTCTTAAAGGTTCGGTTAACTTCGGTTCGCGCGGCGGTATTCCGCTTCCTGCCGGGGCCGACGCGAAGTTGCTTCAAGCATCCGAAAACACCATGCTTAAAGAAGCAATGGATACCAAAGAACGCCAAATGGTCGCACTTGGCGCAAAGCTTGTCGAACAAAAGGAAGTGCAACGCACGGCAACCGAAGCCGAATTGGAAGCCGCTTCGGAAGGTTCGACGCTTTCCAGTGCAACCAAGAACGTTTCGGCGGCCTTTGAATGGGCGTTGAAATGGGCGGCCCGTTGGGTCGGTCAAGCCGACAGCGGCGTTAAGTTCGAACTGAATACAGATTTCGACATTGCCCGCATGACGCCGGAAGAACGCCGTTCGCTTGTTGAAGAATGGCAGAAAGGCGCAATTACCTTCGAAGAAATGCGAACCGGCTTGCGTAAAGCTGGCGTCGCAACCGAAGACGACGCCAAGGCGAAAGAAAAAATCGCCAAGGATACCGCCGAAGCAATGGCCCTTGCTGCCCCGGCCAACGTGCCGGGCGATAGCAGCGGCGGCGATAATGCGGGCAACAGTGAATAAGGGGCGCAATCATGGCACTATCGGACAATAAGCGACTGTACGATATTGCGACGCGCCTTGCTGTTTACGTCGAAGACGTGAAAGTTTGGCAGTCCCGACAATTCGGGTTCGTACTTCGCGAAGTAAACTTGGAACTAACGCGCCTTCTTGGTCGTGTTCGTTATAAGACCCTCGACGGTCTTTCGAAGGCGCAGTTAAACAAGCTTGTTTCGGAATTACGGGAATCGCAATCGAAGATTTACAGCGCATACACGCAAACGCTACTTGAACAATTAAAGGAATTCATGCGGGCCGACTTGGAAGTAAACCGGCGCGCATGGGTTACGGGTTATATCGAACTTGACGGCGAAGAAAGCGACGGCATTATTTCGGACGAAGAAGCGATACAGTTTCTTTTAGAAGTACCCAACGTCGATTCGAACCCTTTGTTCGGTTTAGCCGCTGTTACGGGAAGCGACGAACGTATTTGGTCGCAAGTTACGAATACGCCAATTCCGGCAAATGGTTTGTACTTGCTGCCGTTTATCAAGACGTTTACGAATTCGGCACAAGCTGGCGTCGAAAGCATGATTCGCAAAGCTTGGGCGAACCGTTGGACGGTTGAAGAAACCTTAACGGCGCTTGTCGGCGATGGAACCGCAGCGCAGGGCACGCCGTCGCAGTTGCACCGGGTAAACGCGCAAGCCGCGTCGGTAATTCATACGGCAACCGCGCACGTTGCGGCGGTCGTTGCGGCTGGCGTTATGTCTGCGGTTTTCGGTCGTTACGTTTGGTATTCGGTAATCGACGGAAAAACGACGGACATTTGCATAAGTCGAAATCGCCGAATCTATCGCTTCGGCGAAGGGCCGTTGCCGCCCGCGCATATCCGTTGCCGGTCGCACGTTGCCCCGGCAAATACCGCTAGTGACTTGGCCGAAGAAACGTTTTATACTTGGGTTGCCCGTCAACCTGCCCAAGTGCAAGACGACATATTGGGCGACGAAGGCGGCGAAGCTTTGCGCGATGGTCGCTTAAAGGCGAAGGATATTCCGAAGTATGATGCGGACAGGCCGCTAACTTACGAAGAATTCCGACGCAAGATTAAAGAAATTCTTTCCCGCTGATTCGGTGAATCGGCATAACCGCAAGGAGTCCTTGAAATGGCACTGAAAAAGAAACTTACCAAAGAAGAACACGCGAAGCTTTCGGACGCGCTGAAAGCCGAATATATCGAAGACGGCGACGGCTTCCGCCTTGACGTTGACGGCGACGAAGATACGGGCGCTTTGAAGCGCGCCAAAGACCGCGAAGCGCAGTTGCGCAAAGACGCCGAAAAGGAAGCGAAGGAACTTCGCGAACGGCTGGAATCCATCGAAGGCGACGACGCGCGCAAGAAAGGCGACATTGCGACGCTTGAAAAGTCTTGGCAATCGAAGCTTGAAAAACAGCGCGAAGAATACGAAGCCAAGGTTTCCAAGCTTACCGCGCATACGACGAAATCGCTTGTCGATAATGTCGCGCTTTCCATCGCAACCAAAATCAGCAACGCACCTGCGATTATCCTTCCCCACATTCGGGCGCGTCTGCAAGCGGACTTTGAAGGCGACGAACCGAAGACCCGTATTCTTGACAAGGACGGCAAGCCTTCGGCAATGACCATCGACGAACTGTCGGCGGAATTTGTTGCAAACAAGGATTTTTCTGCTATCATCACCGGCAGTAAGGCGTCCGGCGGTGCCGGTAAGCCTTCGCAAAACGGCGGCGGTGCCCCGAAGAATCCCGGTCAATCCGACAAACCCGCCGACCTTTCGAAGATGAATCCCGCAGAACTTGCGGCCTTCATTAAAGAAGCGAAGGCAACCGAAACTAAGGACGCTTAATCATGGCACTTTCCGACCTTGCTGTTTACTCCGAATACGCTTATTCTTCGTTCTCCGAAGTCCTGCGCCAACAGGTTGATTTGTTCAACACTGCGACGGGCGGGGCTATCATGCTGCAATCCGCAGCGCACCAAGGCGACTTTTCCGACGTTGCCTTTTTCGCCAAGGTAACGGGCGGCCTTGTTCGCCGTCGTAACGCCTACGGTTCCGGCACCGTCGCCGAAAAGGTCTTGAAACACCTTGTCGATACGTCGGTTAAGGTCGCAGCCGGTACGCCGCCTGTTCGCCTTGACCCCGGCCAATTCCGTTGGATTCAGCAGAACCCGGAAGTCGCAGGCGCGGCAATGGGGCAGCAACTCGCCGTCGATACGATGGCGGATATGCTGAACGTCGGTCTTGGTTCGGTCTATTCGGCGCTGTCGCAGGTTTCCGCCGTTGTTTACGACGCGACCTGCACGCCCGACGACCGCCCGACTTGGAACAACCTTAACAACGGCCAAGCCAAGTTCGGCGACCAATCCGCGCAGATTGCGGCATGGATTATGCACAGTACGCCCATGCACAAGCTGTACGGTAACAACCTGAACAATTCCGAACGCCTGTTTACTTACGGCACCGTGAACGTTGTTCGCGACCCGTTCGGCAAGCTGTTGGTTATGACCGATTCGCCCAACCTGTTCGAAGCCGGTACGCCGAACGTTTATCGCATCCTTGGCCTTGTGCCGGGCGCGGTTATGATTGGTCAAAACAACGACTTCGACGCGAACGAAGAAACCAAGAACGGCGACGAAAACATTATTCGGACTTACCAAGCCGAATGGTCGTACAACGTCGGCGTTAAGGGCTTCGCTTGGGACAAGGCGAACGGCGGCAAGTCGCCGACCGACGCGGCGTTGTTCACTTCGACCAATTGGGACAAGTACGCAACTTCCGAAAAGGATTTGGCGGGCGTGATCGTCGAAGTTCACTAACCAACGAACAAACGGGCGGGGCTTCGGCCCCGTTCTTCTAGTCCTTCACAAATTCAAAGGAGTTTCGAAGATGAAACCGGCAAAAATCCTGTATTTCGTCGATGGCAACGCACCGACCCCGGAAGACTTCGCAGCCGCCGCCGAACTGAACGCGCAAGTTATGTTCAGGAACGCCCGCGCTGTTCCGTCCGAACCGCATTCGCTGGAAATCTGCGACGGCGTAGCGGGCAAGGTTCCGAAGCTGTACGCCGACGCTTACCCGGAAGCGGGCGAAGCAATCAAGAAGAAGGCCGCCGAACTGAAAGCCCTTACTTCGAAGGTCGGCGACGCCCCTGCACCGAAGGCCAGCAGCAAGGCCGCCGACAAGCCCGCAGCCGCTACGCAGGGCCAGACCCCGGCGCAGGGCCAGAAAGCCCCGGCTTGGAACCCCAACCCGGCGCAGTAACGAACGGACGGCCTGTCGCTTATTGTGGGCAGGCCGTTTCAACAACGAACTAAGGAGTCTTCGCAATGCCAACGAAAAAGGTTGTTTATTTCACGGCAGGCATTAACGCAACGGCTGGCGAACTTGCCGACATTGCGAAGCTTAACGCAGCCGCCGAACCGCAA